GGCGTCCTCGGACTTCACGCCGGCCCGGATGAGGACACCCATGGCGTCGGCCTGCGCCTTCACCGCCGCCGGGTCCGTGCCCGACGCGTCACCTGCATCCGTGCCTGGCGGGGGAGCGTCGGGGTCGGTCACGGTCAGTGCGTACTGCGCGTTGATCAGCGCTACCTCGGCCTTCACCTCGTCGTCGCCCCAGTCCGGGTGCAGCAGCGTCACCTTCGTCTCGGTCGACGCAGCGCGCGCGGTCTCGAGCGCCTGCACGGTCTGTGCGAGCTCGAGCATGCTGTCCTGCACCGTGTCGCCGAACGTGACCGTGACAGGCTGCACCACGATCCCCGGCGTGTTGAACACGGCCTGGTCGATGCTGAGCATCTTCTGCGCGAGGCGAGCGACCGCGGGCCGCTCGAGGCGGATCTTGCGGTCCCGCGTCAGGTACGAGCGCCGCTCCCGAGCGTGGACCTCTGTCGCCGTCATCGTGCCGGCGTCGGTCTCGCCGAGGGTCTGCGCCGAGTACCCCGCGGTCTGCACGATCCGCAGCGTCAGGTCCGCGCACGTGCGCAGGTGCTCGTCGACGCGGATCGAGAACTGCTGCGGGGTGATCTGGTCCTTTCCGTCCTCGGGGGTCGGCATCGACAGGCCCTCGTACACCTCGGTGTCGAGGTTGAACCCGGCGCCCTGCCCGGGCCCGGTGTTGGTCAGCATGTGCTGCGGCACGATGATCCTGGACTTGCCCAGGCGCACGTCGCGCATGAGCGAGGAGTACGCCTCGTCGAGGGCGTCCATGAGCTGCTCGACGCCGTCGAGGTCGGACCGGCCGAGGTACTGGCCGATCGGGTCGCGGCGCCAGCGGCGCTGAGGGGTCTGGTTCGGGATGTACTCGACGCACAGGCCCGGGGTGCGCCCCCCGACGAGGGCACCGGTCTCGTCGACCAGGGGGGCGAGGCCGGCGGTCGCGGTGTGGTCGGTCAGGGGGATGGCGATGCCGAGGTTCGCGGCGGTGCCTTGGTAGAGGCCGTGGAGGATGAGGCCGTTCCCGGTGGTGTCGAGCTCGTGCCGCTCGAGGTGCCGGTACACGGTCTGCCCCTCGGCGGACAGGACGTGCCAGAACGTGACCGCGACGAGGCGCCCCCACCGGAACTCGGGCAGGGCTGCGTCGGCGTCGACCGTCGTCAGGAACGGGCGGTCCAGGACGGCCTGGTCCCAGGTGACGCGGTGGTACCGGCCCGACAGAGCGGCCCCGACCTCCGCGCCGGTGGCGAGGGTGCCGTGGAAGCCGTCGTCGATGTACGTGTCGAGGCGCTCCTGCGTCGCGGTCGCTCCGCCGTCCTCACCGTCGGCGACGGTGAGGGTCGGGGGCTCGGCGTACAGCAGGTCCGCGGACGCCCGGCACAGGTCGGACGCGATCGGGACGTGCAGCTGGTCGGGGCGCTCCGTCGACGCGTCAACGGTTCGCCCCCACCAGAACCGGCGCAGGAGCCCGCGCACGCCCCCCAGGCGCCCGTTCCCAGCCTCGGTGGGGCCGTTGGTCGTCCGGCCGCCGTACGCCCGCGACAGGGCCTCCGGGGTGCCTTCGTACCAGGCGGACCATGTCGCGATGTCCGGCATGATCTTCTCGAGCTGCTTCGGCGGCCAGGTCGTGCCGTTAGCGGGGAGCGGCATGCGTGGTGTCCTCCCTACGAGTCGGTGCCTTCGCCAGGCGCGTTGTCCATGGCAGGGGCGATGGGGATGCGGGACCGCCAGTCCTGGCGGGTCGTGTAGATCGCGTACCGCAGCGCGTCTACCTCGTCGTCATCGGCCTTCACGGGCGCGGTCTCGCCGCGGGCGGTGGCCTTGTCGTCCCACACGTACCCGGGGATGCGGTCGATGAGCTGGGTGCAGGTGTCGGCGACGACGAGGCGTTCGACGGCGAGCAGGGACGCGAGGGTCTGGATGCCGGGCAGAACAGCCTTGTGGGCGTTGCGGACGCCGGGGACGCCGTCGTGGAACAGCTGGTGCCGGAACGACGCCGCCGCGGAGTCGACGGCGACCCACTCCGGGCGCCGCCACGCGTCCACGGGCCGGGCCGCGAGCCACGTTCGCAGGTCGGTGGCGTGCTGCCCGAGGGTCATGTGCCCGGGCCGCCACTCGTCCAAGACGTACAGGCGATCCTCGCCGCCGTGCCCGGGCCTCGTGTCGGGGCCGATGCCGAGGAGGTACCCGCGGGTGGCGTGCTGGTCGCCGTAGTCGACCCCGAGCGCGAGGACCCGGTCCATGGCGGGCAGCTCGGTCGCGGGGATGACGTGGCGGGCAGGGTCCCAGGTCTCGTAGACGGCGCCGGCGGCCTGCACCCACTCGCCGAGGATGAACCGCCGGTACCAGAGACCCACGTACTCGCGGGTGATCTGGGCGACGTAGGCGGGGTCGAGGTGGGTGTTGTCCGCGAGGCGGAACCGGAACACGAGGTAGCCGAGCTCGCCGGCGCGGTCGATGACCTGCCGCTTGAGCCAGTGCGCCGGCCCGTCCGGGTTGGTCGTCGCGAACAGCCGCGCACCGGGGACGGACATGCGGCCGATGAGCTGGGTCCAGAACGCTTCAGCGACGAGGGTCGCCTCGTCGACGTACGCGCCGGCGACCGTGAGGCCGCGCAGGACGGCTTCGGCGCGGGAGTCGGACGCGCCGAGGACGTGCACGGTGCGCCCGAGGATGACACCGGTGGGCGCGCCCGCGGTGTAGGACACGTGACGGGCGAGTGCGCCGTACAGGGACGGATCCTTGAGGGGCCCGAACACGTTCCTCGCGATGGACTCGCGGGTGCGGCCGATGACGACGAGCTCACCACCGCGCGGTGCGTGCGCCACGAAGATCAACCAGGCGAGCAGGGACGCGATGGTCTTCCCCGAGCGGATGGACCCGGTCCAGAGGTTCACGCGGGCGGTGGCGCGGGCGATCGACCACACCTGACGCGGCGACAGGCCCGCGAGCACCGCGGTAATGACGGCCTGGGTGACGACGAGCGCGGTCACGACGCGTCCTGCTCGGGCATCTGGTCCGCGGCCGCGGCGATCGCGGCCGCGATGCCGTCGAGCATGCTCACGGCCTCCGTGTGGCCGCCATCGGCGTCGTGCACCGCGATCTTCAGCGACCGGTCGAGGGCGACGCCAGCGGCCTGGATGAGCTTGAGCTTGTCCGTCGGCGTCGGCTCGTCGGCGGTCATCTCGTCGAACTCGTGGTCCTTGCCACCCCAGTCCCAGTACCGGTGCGGCAGCCACAGCTGCGTGCGCAGGCGTTCGGCGTCGCCGAGGAGCGCTACCTCGAGCGCGGCGCGCCGCGACTTCGCGTCGACCACGTTGGCCTGGGTCGCAGCGACGGTGCGGCTGCGGTCGACCTGGACGTCGAGGCGTTGCATGCGCCGCCCGACCGCGGTCTTGGACCGGTCGAGGTCGTCGGCGATGTCGCGGACGGAGCGTCCTGCGGCGGCGAGGTCGCGGAGCTGTTGGTCATCGTCGAGGGTCCATGGGCGGGCACCGGGCACGTGGTAGTCACCTGCCCTCGCCTGGATCTCACCGCGCCAGGCGGGCTCCTCGAGACGGCGGCTACCGAGAAGTTGCGCAGCCTTCTACGATGCAAGAATGCCAACGCCCAGCCGCAAGATCCCCGCCGCACTCCGACGGGCTGTCAAAGTCGAGGCCGGTCATCGGTGTGCGATCCCAACGTGCCGGGGCACATCTGGGCTCGAGATCCATCACATAAACCAATGGTCGAAGGTGCGCGAGCACGAGTTCGAGAACCTCATTCTTCTTTGCGCGGTCTGCCACGCTCGCGCTGGGACCAAGGAAATCGATATCCACGAAATGCGCGCCTACAAGGTCAACTTGGGTGTCGTTGCGAGCCGGTACGGAGACCTTGAACGGCGAGTCCTTGAGAAGTTTGTCAAGGATTCCGAGCTGGAAGAAGTTGTGATCGATCGCAGTCATGAAGTCCTGCTTGAGTACCTTCTAGCCGATGGGCTCATCGCCGATGTTGGGCCCGCAAACGGTGCGATCATTGCGCGCCCTGCGAACGGTTCGGATCTCGCCTTCACCTACGGTCCGTCGCGATGGAGGCTGACGGAACATGGTCGGTTCGTAGTCGATCGGCTGCGCCGGGCAAAGCGAGTCGACTAGCCTCGATTCCTCGATTTGTCGAACCCTCGAGGGTTCGGGCGTGGGTGAGTCTGGCGCGAGGCCCTAGCGAGTCGGACTTCTCAGGACGTCGTGTACTGTTCCTT